GTTGCCGTGTTCTTCTGCGTACTTCACAGCTTCATCGCCCACGTCAATTATCTTCTTCTCGACTTCCCATTCTCCTTCATTGAAAAAGGAATCGACATCTGAAAAATCAAAATCTACATCCATAACTCCGAGTAGTTAAAGTAGTTCGTACTCTTCACCGTGTAAACCTCACCTTGACCTCTCATGCTCTCGCCATCCATGCAACGGACTTCATCACCTGCCTTGATAGTAATTCTCTTCTCACACACTACGTGATAGTTAGGACGGTATACTTCTCCATTGACAGACTTAAACTCTTTAGTAGAGTTATCATCACAACGACACTTGCATACGTCCTGCCAACTTTCACCACCTGTACCAAGAATTGGTCGCCCAAACTCATCCATTTCAAATGGCGTAGTTACCTTAATCTGTAATATGTGTGGAGCGTAATACATAGTTACCAAAGATTAGAAGCGTCCTTAATCGTACTCAGGCCCACCAAAACAGATGCTTCATCATTCAGAGTGATCCCATATTTTCTAAGCATCAGGAGAGAACTGTTCTTTATCGAATCAGCACTCCAAGAGGTCGAAAAACCACTTTCGTCAATAGATGTAGGGTGAAGTATATTCTTATTCAAAAACTCGCTGATAGAGCCCGAAATAGCCTTCTTTTCCTCATCTGTCACCTCTCCTTCTGTCTCAAACCCGAAATCAATAGCGAAATCAGAAGCTCCAGCATCGGATATTTCACCGATGTAGGAGAATCTCTGTTTTATGTAGTCAAGTGATGTCATACCTCAATGCCTAATGCCTCTTTCAGTTTTGCGATTGTTACTTCATCCAAAGCAGCCACATTCGCAATCAGGGTTTCCCCTTTCATGTTCATTGCCGCCTTATCGCCAATAGCCTTCAAAGCATCAACCAAAGTCTTTTTCTCGAACTCCTTTTCAAAAAGGGAGATTTTCTCCTCTTTCTTTTCTCCAAAAGCCTTCACCTCTTCGACACACTCAGCAAGTTTGCGATTTTCCAAGTCTCGCACACGGGCTTCGTCTTCTATTTCAACAACTTCACCAACACTATATAGTTGATGAGTGAATTTGTCACGGAAAACACTTGTAACCTTTACTTTCATGCCTGTACCGTTTTAGAATCCAATGTATAAATTCTATCAACATTGTTGATGATAGGAACAACCATAGCCTGAGAAGAAGTAAATTCCCTCAATGGGTCGTTCTTTGAGTACTTGGACAACAGAATGAATTCATCTGCCACCTGGTATTCAACACCGGCAACCCGACGTGTTGTCTCAGCAGTATTCGTCCATACCAAAGAACCAAGCTTTTCATCGCAAGTGAATACCACCATACCCTGTTGCCAAGGAGAATGAGATTTCTTAACACCGTTGATTTCCGTCTTGATCTTACGGGCAACACGATGGAGGGTTACATCCCATTTGGTTTTTACAACCTGAGCCGCTTTGTCAAAATCCAGTGTCGGGACACCAACACCTTCCTGAGCGGTAACCTTGTTATCAAAAGCATACTGACCACGGACTTGTTTACTTTGATAGAGTCCTTTCAAAGCTGCATCATCCAACCAGATATCAGTGACCGTATTCTGATCTTCCAGAGCTTTATCAAATACCTTCTGCATATCGTCAAGAGGTGTTGATGTATCCGGATCATCCCACAAAACAGACACACCAAATTTGTTAGCCGTATAATAACCAACATCGAGGCGAACACCGGTTCCATTATTGCGTTCACTCAAACCAATACCAGTCGACAGTTCAGAGAGGAACATATCTTCAATACGCTCCCATACACCTTCAAGACAACGTGGAAGATCATTGAAAATCTTATTCACGATTTGGTTGAGAGGTAAGCTCTGGGCAATCATGGCATCAATATCTTTCATCTGCTTTTCTGTCAGATACAGTTTCATACCAAGTTTAGGTATTTCACCGGAAGCTGTTTCTATTGAATCACGAGTCTTCAACGGAAGTTCAGAATCCAAAGAAACGACATCGGCTGCTACACGGTTATACTCGGCCAGAATACTGGACCAGCGCCCATCGGCTGAAAAATCCGGTGTAAGCAACGTCTTATACATGTAAGGAAGCTGGTTAGCTCTCTTTTCGTTCAATCTCTCAACGATGGAAAGAACCAACTGAGGAAAGAATCTTTGAACATACTCTAGATAAAGTGATTTTTCCATTTACTACGCCTCCTCGTCTTTAATGAAATCAATATGAGGGCAAGCTACCTTGAATGCATCCAGAATGGAAGCCATATCATAAGGTTTTGCCACATCGTTCACTTCTCCCCACGTCATAATTGACGCAAACGGTTTTGCTGTCCGTATGCTGCGATACAACACCCCTACATAGCTATGCCCTTCCGGTAATGCAGCATAAGCATTATCAGATACAGGCATAGGCTTATAGGTGCTGTCACTGTCCTTACGAATAATTACATGACCGGCCTTGATTACCTTGTCTGCAAAACCTGTAACATCGAGCGTCCGGCCACCTTTAATGCCGGAGATATACTTCTGGATAACGATTGAATCATCACCGAAGACTACCTGCTCTCTTTCATTGTTTAAATTAGCTTTTGTCATCTCGTTCTTTTTAATTAACCAACTAATGATTTGGCAATAGCATCCACTTCTCCCTTGTCAGGCTTATTGTCAGACAGAGGGAATGAATTCTTATTGCCCGGTAGTAATTGTGCCTTGACATTGTTCGCTACCGTAGTGAGATGTGAAGTGATTGCTTCCTCATTTGCATCGGATGCAATAGAGAAGCCTTCTTCAATTCGCCACTGTGGTATGCCCAATTCTTTGGCTTTGGATACGATCAGATTGCTCCGTTCGGCAGCAGCTTTTTCAGCCTTGAAAGTTTCATTCTCTTTCTTGATACTATTCAAACCATCCAACAAGGTCTTATTTGTGTGAAGTAACTCCTGGATTGTTTTTTCAGTGGCTGCTTTCTCCACCTTGTACCATTCCGGCATATCCTTTTCTTTCTCCCGTTTAGCCTGTTCTTCCAGCTTTTTAGTTTCTTCCTCGACCTTCTTCCTTGCTTCTTCCGTCTCAAGCTCTTTTTTAGCATCAGCCTTTGCTTTGAAAACAGCATCAGTGACACGTTTGTCACTCGTCTTCTGAAGGTTCTCAAGGAATCCTTTTTGTGCAGAAATAACAGTGTCGATGTTTTCGTCAGTAACAAGACCGATAGACGCAAGACTGTCAGCATGTGCCTGTAAAATAACATCACCTAACCCAAGATGGGAAAATTCTTGTTTTAGCTTTTGGAAAATCTTTTCTTTCATACCGTATGAATTATTAAATTTAAAATTCAAATTGCGGAAGTAAAAATACCAACAATACAAATGATTAGTAAATATTTAAGCCTCCTATTCATGACATCAAAGCGATTGTCACAAATACGGTATAAAAGTAAAAAGTAAGTAGATGGAAGGGAAATAATTAGATAGTTGATACACGACAATGAAATGATTGTCGTAAAATGACATAAAAAAACCGTGAACCAATAAAGGAACACGGCTTCATTTGAATTTAAAAGCTCTGAATTTATAAAGTAGCAGATTGTAACTCTGCTCCGATATTCTTTACATATCTACCTCAAGCTCTTTTCCTGTTAGAGCGAAATATAGATTTTGAAGTTGATGAAGTGATTTTACTTCTATATTGGCGTCATGCCATTCTTTCCCTAAACCTACTTCAAATCCAATAAACGCACAAATTGAATTTCCAAGTATTCTAATCCTGAGATTTAATCTGTCGAAACAATCATCTATCGCATTATATACAAAGCCACAATTCAAGAGAAGTTGTGCTGTAAGCAAAATAGGCTTAAGATTATCGACATAAGTACGAAACACTGCTTCCGAAGATCTTCCACTTGCTTCATATCTCGGATATTCAATCTCACTATATCCTATTTCGGTTATGCGACAGGGAGTTTTACTACTCTGTAGATAAACATAATTCCCTATCTTCAATTCCCTAGCATCAATCATTAATGTGCTAATTTAAGTTGATTCTCCAATGCCTGTTTTATATAACCATTAATAGTTGTTCCTGCTTCTTGTGCAAGTGAAGCAATCCGACTATGAATCTCCGGCGAAATACGGATATTCAATGTACCACTATATGGTTTACGCGGTTCCACTCCATCAGCCAAACAACCTGCAAGATAGCTTTCTATTCCGGCTTCAAAATCAGCACGAAGTTCATCAATGGTGTTTCCTTCATAAAGAATCAAATCCTTACTCATTCCAAGCACCTTTCCAAATAGGCAGTTATCAGCTTTGCTGTACTCAACTGAACCTTTATATCCTTTGTATTCCAAGTAGTCCATATTCAATTCTTTTATTTAATTAAACCGTTACTTTTTAAATGCTGATATATCGCTTTCATCATCCATGCTTTCATGATACTACCCGGATGCGGCTTATGTATATCAATATACTGTCCCGTTTGTTCATTTTTAAATCTTACACGAGAACCAGATGTCGCACCTTTATTATGTTCACTATATCCAAAGGCAGAAAGCAACTTCAAAGTTTCTTCATAAGTGAAGTCTTTAGGTAGTTTGCAAAAACGGTCTATCAACTTTTCTTTAGTACCCATATCTGTTTATTCTTTACCGCAAATGTAACTAAACTTAGTTACAAAACAAAATAATACAGAGAAAAAATTCAATTAAAGATAAAAAAACGGTAACTCCGAAGAATCACCGCAAAATATTCTATTTTTCTTATACTAAAATTATAAACCCCGTATTTTTTCTACCAGCCATCTCAAAAGATAGGCTATTTTTCCGATTCAACAAAAACTTGTCCAGTATTTCTTATTCTTTCAACCTCCTCTTCTGGCGCATCAGTCAATGCCAGCATCTGAACAGCTTGTTCCAATGATACAATCCCATCAGTATATAACTTGCCGATAGCTGACCACGTTTTTTGTTTATCCTCAGTGAACGGTTCCGAAAATTCAAAAGAAATTTCCAGTTTATCCAGTTCAGTAACTTTATCTGGATGGAGATATTTTAGAATACTAATGATCAAGTTCTTCTCACGGTCCACAAGCTCCTCATAGGATTCCTTTCGATTATCCCTCTTAATATACCCCAAAATCATGGCATTCTTGATTGCATCTCCAGAGAGAGTACCCATTCCCTTTATCTTATCGAAAGAGAAATCTGGAGTGAATGTATCAAACAAAATAGAATCATTCAAATCTTGTTTTTCAGCCTCTCTTGTCTCCGATGATTGCGGAGGATTGACATATTCAAACTTTGAATTAGCTCCCTGACACTGGATTAGTTTACCAGGTTTATTAGGATCCGCCATCAGTTGAATAACATCAGCGGAAGCAACTGCTATGGGGTCTGCAAAGTAATTGTTGGTATCTCCTACCTTTGAATCCAAAATCTCTTCACGCTTTAATCTCGGTTCCGCTCCGTCCCACGCTTTAGGTTGGTTGTAATACAGTACATTAATCTTTCCTGTAGGGTTCGGATAAGATTCCACTTCATACCCTATATTTCCTTTTCGACAGAAAAAAAGTACATCCGGGGTTTGAATATCCCAATGTTGGACTGTCCTCCCACTCTCTTTCAGCTTGTACCCATAAGCAAATGCAGTCATATTTCCGTACTGGTCAAACAGTGGTCGAAGTTTATATCCATTGGAACGTGCCAAGACCCGACTTCTTACCTGCCGCTCACCTGTCCTATCATCTCTATACAGGTGATAAACCTTAGCTGATTCTGTTTCAGCACCAGCAAGCCTCTTAGCTTGTCTTATAGTAGAGTTGAATCGAGTGCTCTTTATAAAGTCTTTAAACAGAGCGAAAGCATCATCTGAACCATTTTCTTTCTTCCATCTGATTGGATTCCCCAGAAGGAAAAACAGCTCCACTTCATTGATGTATCTCTGCCGGGACCGTGGAAGCTTCTCCGAGATGTAATCATCAGAGTTTTTTCGGTACTTGTTCGGTCTAAACATAACATCATGCGTCTGAGGGTTATATTCCTTGATGGCATTATCCACTTCATCGTCATGGTTCTGCATCATATCAATAGCCGTATCAATATCACCATCTTGGATGAGTTGGTACAAATCCCGCTCTGCACCTACTGAATTTAAGGCCAGGTTACGGAAGTATGTCATTATCTGCTGCAAGTAGTTATTCATAATCTCATATTTTAATAAATTCCTAAATCTGACTTATTATAATTCTTTTGTAAGAGGATACGTCCCATAAGCTCCATCATACAACAATATCGAACTTCATCCAATATATGGTTGAAATTATCAACCGGAACATTTAACCATCTGCCATTCTTGTCTTGCTGATAAGTATAATTATCAAGTTCTTTCTTCACATTAATAGAGTGCTCTGTAATATATATCTTCTTAGATTTCATGAAATCAATACCCGCTTCCACCGATCCCGGATATTTTCTTACTGGCTCAATATTGAATCCAGCATTATATATTTCCTGAACTAAACGTGGATCTGCACTCTCAGACCATATTTTCCTGTCAGGAAGCTCCTTTAAAACTCTTATTATGTCAGAGGAAAGCATATTCGTTTGATAAATCTCTTCGTCAATATAAAGAGCATTGTCCAAATACCCATTGTCGGAAGCAGCTGTAACATCATTCGTATATCCAAAGTCAATGCCTCTCCATCTCCTCTTTACCCACTCCGGCATTTCTTTGATGATCGTGTAGTTTTCAAATATAAGCCCTTCAATCTTAGCACGCTTACCAAGTCCATATATCATCCATTTCCGTTTATCGGCAGTACCTTGTTTGATATTATATTCTGTTGGTTCATATGAAAGTATTTTCCTCTTCATATTTGCTGGAATAAAGGGATTATCCAACATTGTAGAATGATCAAAATAACAATCCTCACGGGAGCAAACATTGTCGTAGATCCAATGCTCCTCAGCAGACGGATTATAGTCAAGAATAGCAAAACGGGAGCATCGTTGTTCCAGTTGGTCGAAATCATCCTTAGATGCTTCCATAGCTTCATTGATCCAAAAGATATCGGTAGTCAAACCATGAAGTCTCTGGACATCATCAAGCCCGACAAATTCAAACGTAGTAGAATAAAGCTGGATTGTTTTAAGAGTATTGTTTATTCGACAGTTATTATACAATCCAAGTTCCAAGAGAATATTCTTAAAATCAGTCCAAACAGTAGAAGCTAACCAGGTACCTTTCTTTCGGGCTATTACAATACGATTTGTGCGCTGCCAGTTATTAATGGCATAAACTATAAAAAATTGAATAAGAGAATAAGTCTTCGACGAGCGAGAACCTCCTTCAAAGACCATGACATTAAACAGCCCACTATTCAGAGCCTTCATAGCCCGATAAAAAATCGGAGTGCATTTCATATTCAGCTCAATCATCATTACCTTCTTTTAGGTTTACAGACTTCTCTTGTAATTCCAATAACTTAGGGTCATTGGTTACTACTTGTATATTCATACTTGGAGCGGTTATAAGTTCTTTACCATTAGTGGTAATATCAAACTTTGACGCCATTTCTTTACCCCACATCAATGTAATTAATTCACGAAGCGTATTTATAACTCCCTTACCTGTATCCTTGTAAAGAGCACGGCATACGTTCAACATCCAAATAGGAGTATCTTCTTTGTCAGCTATTTCATTCAGTTCTTTCCTAGGGCATTGAACAAGATAATTCACCACTTCTTTGAATTCTTCAAATGAAATGCCGTATGTTTTCTTGGCGATAGTATATAACTTAGGCTTCCTGCCACGATTTGCTGGCTGGTTGGTACTTGAAAAACGGTTACCCTTTCCTTTTATATGTTCATATTCTCCTGCCAAAACGCTTGTTTTACGGTTGATTTTATAATTATTCAAGTATTATTATTACCTTTGCATTATACCAATAGTCTAGAACGGGAATTGACAGCCCCTCGGTTGCTTAGTAGGACATTTCCTTCCAAATTGGGTAATGGGATAGGTCAATAACTCCCACATCTTAAAGCGGCATTCAAAAGATGTCGCTTTATTTATTATGTTTATGCCTGTGAATACGTCCATCTCCTGTTACTACTATAATATGCTTGAATCGATACTTACTTGCACTTTCAAAAGCTCGTATTCCATTTTCTACGCTTTGTCGGGTATGCCCGCTGCCTTTCATATAGAGAACTGGTACATCTGCTTTCTTATCCCTGACATGATAGAGAGATGACCTAATATTTATATCCGTATTTCCTTTAGGCGTTCTCTGTTCAAACGAAGCAGAAAACAGATACCCATCAGGAGTTTTAATCTTATGTCCCAATCCAGCTTCATTTTTCAATGTCACCTTATACCCTTTATCCGCCAATATGCGTGCTGATTCCAGTTCCTCGGGCTTATGCCGTGACGTACTCTTCTCAATAGCGACATATCCACCACCTTTACCCATCTCCACACTGGAATACTTTCCACTCCGACGCATAGCATCGGCTTCCACTTCACGTCTACGATAAGTGGAACTTCCATTTTTGTATGTACGTATACCGCCTGAAGTCTTTGCCATATCTATCTTCTACTTAATCCCATATAAGTTGAACGTTTAGCTTTTGCATCACTGGGAATCATACCATTATACGCTCTGCTGAAATTAGTAAAATATCTCTCATAAATAGATTTTACCCTATCTCTGATTACCCGTTGCTTTTCCGAACTTCCATACTGTCTATAAGCTTGCGTTTGAATACGATACCTTTGCGCAGTCAATTCCTTCATAGACTTTGTACGTTCCTTCCCATTACTCCTTACTCCTCCTGATGTTTTAGCCATATCTTTAATTCTTAATCACCAACAAACTTACTTCCGAAACGTCCTCTTTTATTAGGTGTGTAAAATGCAGATTCTGGTATAGATAAATCATCATAAGAACTCCTTTGAGCAGGTTTCAAATCTTTATACTCCTTTCTCATTTTATCAAGATAAGACTTATTGGCAGCAGCTTTATAATCAGTAGTTACCG